GCGAGGTAGATCGCGCGACGCGCCCCATGGACGTACTCGCGTAGCACCTCGGGGCCCTTCCATGCCGTCCAGCTCATCGGACCGCGACCTCGAAATGGCTCTGTGCGCCCTGGCGCGCATCGGCCGGACGCGCGATCTGCTGGACTCCGAAGACCTGGCCGCCGTGGTCGATCTCCCAATCGGGCCAGGCCGGGTCGAGCGCGGCCGTTGGGTCGAGGAACACCGTGCCCTCGTGCCGCAACGTCCCGCCCTCACGATCCAGCGTGTGCACCTGCCGCACTTGAACGAGCGCCGGCACGCCAGCCGCCTCGCTCAGCGTGGTCGGCGATCCGAATGCATCGCGCTGCAGCTTGCGCAGCGTCACGCGGTTCGGCAGGTGTCGCAGGTCGGCCATCAGGGGATGCTCACCGCTCCGACGGTCACGGACGTGACGGCGCTGTAGGTGACCTGGACCTTCCCGGTCGAGTCGTTGTAGCGGTGCTGGTTGAACTTCCCGATCAGCCGCGCCTCGCCGGCCGGCACCGCGACCACCACATCGTGGCTCTGCCCCTGATTGCAGGGGGCCTGGCTGTCGATCGTCACGTTGATCGGCGAGCCGCCACCGTTGGCCACGTGGAAGTAGGTCCGGCCATCGTTCACGAACGCGTCGCCTCCGCCCGCGGCGGCCGTGAGCGTCGGCGGAGCGATCCCGGCCTGTACGACGGTGACGACTGAGATGTTCGCCATGGCACTCCTCGATCAGCGGTAGGGCGCGACGAGCCGCCGCACCGCTTGCTGCCGTTGGTTCGGGCTGAGCATTTGCAGCGTGGCCTCGCCAACCTTCTCGCTCGCGAGACCCGCGTTGGACCGATTGAGATAGTCGGCCAGGACCTCGTTCGTCGCGCCACGACGCAGCCGTAGCGGGGCCGACGCGAATCCTGCCGTGTACTCGACCTTGACGTTCTGCTTGCCGCACGGGAACGTCCGGCCGCGGAGCTCGATCCAACCCGGGCCGAGGTGCCCGACGTCCCGCGTGCCGCGGACCGCATACTCGTACGGCTCGATCAGCTCGAGCTGCTCGCCGTCCTCGTCGACGCTCGTGACGAGCCAGAGATTCGCGACCTCGACAATCGGACCGTCTGCGAGCGGCAGGAAGCACGTCCCGTTGCCGTCCCGGTAGACCGTGCGCTCGGCCTCATCCAGCTCGCGACCGAGCTCGACCCGGATGCTGTCGTTGACCTCTTCGACGATCTGCGACAGCAACAGCCGCTGCTGCTCCGTGATCTCCGTGTCGAGTTGCACTAGGCACCTGTCCATCGTCGTGAAGTCCACTTACCGCCCCCGCCGGCGCCTCCCGCGGTGGAATTGCTGCTGGTCCTCGGGTGGCTCGATCGCCGCGACCTCCGGCTGGCCCTCGGTCTCCTCACCGGCCCCGTCGATGATGTCGACCTTCGGCTCGTCGACGATCGTGGCGAACCCGGCACGGACGAGACGCGCGCCCTCAGCCGCCTCGACCGCGATGACCGTTCCGGGCGTCGCCGTCCGGCTCGGTCCCGCGTAGACCGTCGTGAGCCGGACGCGCATCACGCCGCATCGTCCAGCGAATTCGGCACCGCGTACACGATCCGCACGCGCACCGCCCCCGCACTCGCCGCGGAGTCCCCGACGTCTCCGTTCGCCGCGCACATGCTGACCTGGACGTCCTCGGCGCCGGACAGGACCGCATGCTCCGGGATGGTGTCGATCTTGAGGTTCTTGGTCTTGCCGGACGTCAGCCCGTACTTGTCCGGGTCGGCCACCGTGCCGAGCCCGACCTTCGCGCTCGTTCCGGCGGCGACGACGAGGGTCTGGATGTTGAGCTGCGCCGACAGGATCACCGCTCCCGCCGGGACGTCTTCGGTGAGATCGACGTTCACGCCACCCGTCAGGTTGCTGATCGTCTCGTCGATGACCTTGATCTCGAGGCCCTCGGTCGTGGTTGCGCCAAAGCGCTGCGCCACCGCGGCCGCGGCGGCCCCGGCCTTGTGCGTCGCGGCCCCTGCGACCCCGACGTTGCGGAAGTCCCCGAGGTCCTTGTTCGCGTCGACGATCGCGGCCTTGCTCGCCGTGACCGTCCCGGCGGTCACGCCGGCGACCGATGCGATGTCCATGGCCGTCCCGGCGGACTTGAGCGCGCCTCCGGACTCGACGTCGATCTCGCCTCCGGACTCGACCCGGATCTTCCCGCCGGACGCGACGACCTGTTCCTCGGCGCCCTCCGGACGGTAGACCTTCGCGACGTACGACATGCTCCCTCCGTGCCCCTCGTCAGGGCGCTGGCGCCAACGATCAGGCCGTGCCCTCGGCCGGGCTCGCGTGACTCTCCGACGCGGCCACGACCGTCGCGCCCTGCGTGACCGGGTAGTTCTTCAGCCCGGTGAGGATCGCGAGAATCCCGTCGATCGCCGAGTTCTGCGTCGCGCGGTTCACGACGCACTTCAGGTAGCGCTTCGTCGGCTTCACGATCTCGACGACCGCGACCTTGTTGTCGTCGTCGTCGGCCACCACGACGTTCGATCCGAGCAACGCGGAGTAGGCGTCGGCCACGCCATCGTCGTCGGACTGGTGCACCTCGATCGACTGGACGCCGCCCGAGGTGATCGCGCCGAACGGCACGAGGAACGTGACGACTTCCGCGTTGGAGCGGTCGACTCCGGCCGACGGCGTGATCGCCGACGACCCGGCGGTCACCGCGTTCGAGTGCCGCACGATCTGCGAGTTCTTCAGCAGGCTGAGCATGGTTCGCTTTCCTCCGTGTCCTGTGACTCAGGCTCCCGTCAGGCCGATCAGGCCGCCAGCTTGATCCGCACGAACGCCTCGGCCTTCATCGGCGCGCCGTCGGTCTTCGCCCGCGCGATGAACAGCACCTGGTTGACCCGCGCGAGCAGCTCGTCGAGGCGCTGGATCTCCATGTCGATCGCGTCGGCGATCCAGTACCACGAGAAGTCGGCGATCATGCCGACATACTGCGACGCCGTGAACGTGTTGGGCACGAAGTCGCCGGTGAAGATCGGCAGGTTCAGCAGCCGGTCGGGGTCGCCGGCCTGCGCGCGGTTGTCCGACCAGATGTACTGGCCGTTGCCGTCCTTGACCTTCGAGAGGGCCAGCACCGCGTCGTCGTGGAACAGCCACGATGCTCGCCCGCGGTACCCCTGCTTCAGCCCGTACTTCGCGTTGCGCAGGCCGTCGAGCGTGATCGCGGTCGCGGTGTTGGCCGTCGAGATGTCGCGGCTCGTCGGGATGCCGTCGGCCGACGCGGTGAACAGCCCGAGCGGCTGGTTCGCTCCGCTGCCGAGGACGAACGATTGCTCCTCGACCTCGGCCTTGTCCCGCGCGATCTCCTCGCGCACCAGGGCCTCGGGGCCGAGCGTCGACTGCCGCAGCAGGTCGCGGCTGACCGGGATCTCGCCCGTCAGCGGGTGCGGGTGGAGCGCGCGCTTCCCGAACTTGAGCGACGCGTCCTCGGTCGGGGCCGACAGCTCCGAGCCCCAGGCCCACGTGGACATCTTGCCGGCCAGCCGCGGGACGCCGAGGCTCTTCGCCTGCAGCACCGTGAACTTCCGCGCGAGACGGCGGATGACGACCAGGTTGTCGAGGTCGCGGATCAGCTCGCCGACCCACTGCTCGGGCGGTACGACGTACCCGCCCTTCTCGTCGTCGGTGACCTGCAGGGCCGTGCGGTGCTCGGTGGTCGCGACGCCCCGGAGGTACGCGCGGAACGCCTTGCGCACCGCAGGCTTCGTCCGTGCCAGGCGTTGCCCGGGACTGCGTTCGACGACCTCGGTGCCACCGAACGCGCTGCGGATCATCGCGAGCACGGCCCGGCGATCCGATGCGCTCCGGCCTGCGTTGCCGCCGGCGTCGCCCTCGGGGTCGCCCTCGCCCTCACCCTCCCCTTCGCCCTCGCCCTCGGGGTCGCCCCGCGTCCCGTCACCGCGGGCCGAGTAGTCCTCGCGGCCAGCGCGACGCTGCACCACGGTCTCGAGGTCCCGCTCCTCGGCGAGCAGCTCCTCCTCGCGGTCGACCTTCGCCTTGACCGCGGTGGCCTCGGCCATGTGGCGCTTGTACTGGTCGGCCTCCTCGGTCGTCAGGTCGCGGCCTTCCTTCGACGCGCGATCGTTGATCGCCCGGGCGGCTTCGACCGCCTTCGCTCGCTTCTCACGAAGTTCCTTGAGTTTCATCGAAGCCTCCCGGTTCCGGGAGGGCCTCGGTTAGCGAGGGGGCTACCGGAACCAGATCTGATCTGGTCCAGTAGCGCCGCGCCTCGCATCCGCCAGGTGGGTCGCTACGTCACGTCCTCGTCGCCGGATGGCCCCGGGCCCGTCTGCCCTGACCCCACCCACGTTAGGGGCGGCGTGGACGCCTGACGCCGGGAGAGTACCGCCGGCACGCGCCGGCTGTCAAGCCCCCATTTCCGCAATCTCGATCTCGCGCTCCCGGGCACGTTGCGCGACCCCGTCGACCGCTTTGCGCCACGCCCCGAACGCGCGCACCGCGACCGAGGTGTCGGGGTAGGCCGGGAATGCCACCGGGGAGACGTCGAACAGCCGAACCTCGAGCAGCGTCCGGACGTCCAGCTTGCCGTCCTCCGTGCGCTCCCACTGGTCCGTGATCGTGCGGAAGCCGAAGCTCGCCTGATTCACGTCCCCGCGCTTCAGCGACTTGACGATGTCCAGCCCGGCCGTCGTGTCCGGCGGCTGGATCTCCATCCGCAGGCCAGTATCGTCCGCCGCGAGGTCGAGCGTCCCGGCCGCCGTCCGGCCGATGATCCATCGCGGGTCGTGCTCGACGAGCGCGCGCACGTCGTCCTTGCGGGCCAAGGACGCGTCGAACGCGCCCTTCGCGATGCGCTCGATCCAGCCGCCGAAGTTCACCGAGTCCTTCTCGAACACCGCGGCGTAGCCGACGATCCGGGTCTTCCCGTCGATCTCCTCGACCCGCAGCTCGGACGGGACGTAGCGTACCTCGTAGCCCTCGATCGCCTGCCGCTTGTCGTGCATCGGACTCTCCTACCCCAGGACGATGCTGCAATCGCAGCCGTCGTGCAACGGAGGGTGGAACACGTTCCCCTCGGACGTCAAGTCGCCGTGCTCTTCGTCGCCGGCGATCGTCTGCCCCTTCGAGACGAACTGCACATCCCGCCCGACAACCGTTCCGTCGAGCGACTCGCAGAACGGGCAGGTCTTCCCCGACGCGGCCCAGCGCAGATTGACCGCACCGGCCGAGACGAACGCGAACCGCGCCATCGCCTCGCCGACCTGCACCGTCTCCCGGCGCGAGAACTTCTCGGGCCAGCGCTCGATCCACTCGTCGAGCCGCTGGTCCATCGCATCGGCCAGGTCTTCCGGATCCGATTCTCGGATGATCTGCTCGAGTTGCCCGAGGGAGCTGCCTGTGTGCCGCTTCGACGCGCCGAACGCGACCTTGTCCGCGAAGACCTGGCCCTCGGCGGTCAGCCCGCCGTCTCCGCCCATCTCCTCGTCGATCGCGGCCTGGATCTCTTCCGCCAGCGATCGAATCGGCGCCCGAACGGTCTTCAGCATCGTCTCGTGGAACGTCGCGTAGAACGTGCGGATCCACGCGAGCAGCGACTGCGCATCCCGTTGCCCAGCGTGCCGCTTCACCGCTCGGCGGACGGCGTCGACCTCGCGGCTCACGACACGCTTCGCGGCGTCGAGGAACAGCGACCTGTGGGCCGACCGGATCTTCCGCCGCATCTTCAGCGAGCGGTGCTCGATCGCGCGATCGGGGAGGGCCGCCGAGGACGCACCACCGTCGCCGGCTCCTCCGTCTGGCGGCTGCGGGTCGATCGAATCGTCGACGCGATCGATCGGGACCATGTTCAGCGGGACGTAGTGCCGGTCACCGCCCTCGATCGGGTTCTCGTTTTCCTTCTCGAGGATCATGTTCTGCGAATACACGCCGATCTCGAACATGCTCTTGTAGAACGCCGCGCGTGCCTCCGAGTCGCCTCGCAGCAAGCTCTCGAACAGGAACTCGCAGAACAGTGTCCGGCGCTCCTCGCGAGTGAACAGCTTGCGGTTCAACTCCTGCTCGACACTGCTGATCCGCGGGAGCATCGTGAAGCGCACGAAGTGGATCGCCTGCTGCTCGACGTTGGAGAACGTCGCCCGCTCGTGATCCTGCATGAAGCTCGGCGGCACCCCAAGCCACCGCGCGACCTCAGTCGTCTGGAACTTCCGCGACTCCACCATCTGCGAGGCGTTCGGGTCCGTCGAGGTCTGCTTCCACTGCATGCCCTCCTCGAAGATGTCGAACCCGCTCTGCTTCTCCGGTCCGCCCGTGTGCCTGGCCGCCATCTCGCCCTTGAGTCTCGCGTACGCCTCGTCGGTCAGCACCCCCGGGTGTTCGAGGTGGCCGGACAGCTCCATGCCGTTGCCGAAGTGCGCTGCGGCCGCGAGCTGCGTCGCCAACGTCAGCCCGATCGATTCGAGCGCCTGGGAGATTCGATTGATCCCGACCAGGCCATCGTCCGACAGGCCGTAGAAGTGCAGCATCTCGTCAGGCGGAATGGTTTCTGGTGATCCCCCAGCGGGCCGCCAGACGAATTGCAACTGGCCGTTCTTCCTCGACTTCTCAACCTCGGAGGGTTGCAGCGGGTACAAAGCCTTGACCCGCCCGGAGTTGGTCTTTTCAATCCTGGTGAAGTGGTTGTTGTCGACGAGCAGATCGAAGAACAGTTTCTGCCGCCAGTTGAACGAGGTGGTTTCAGGATTCGGCTCGAGGTGGAGCAGATCGAACCGGGGGTCGTCGTCGGCACGCTCT